TTTTAAGTCATAACCGAAATACGGTTTGCCACTTGAAGTGTACAAGGTGGTCCGACTGAGGAAAACTCCTCCTTCGGCGTCAACCATTGCGGCGACGTAAGACCACTTCGTTTTACTGATTTGCATTTGGAATCTTACCTCCGTCTCTTATGCTGCCAGCTTTAACTGTAGCATACTTTGACGGATATAGTCAAGTTTTTGTTTAGGTGAGCTGACGATTAACTCACCGATGGTGGAGGTGTTGGTGACCAAGCTGGCAGCCTGACCGGGGCCAGGGGTGCCTTCTGTGGCTTGGACGATATTGGCACCGAACGTGTTATATTCAAATCAATTTTGTTTAGGAATCCTGTGTCACCACAGGTTCGCTCTCACGATTGCTCGTGATGTTCAGACTCTATCTTCACCTCAGGAGAGGTGTTTGACGTATTAGTCGTTAGGGATGATTCTCCCTGATTGAGAAACTTCATTTTCTCTTCTAATCGTTTTCGGATCTCTGGGACTTGTGAATTTCCAAGTCTTACAAACTCCAGAGCGACTTCGGCTTGTTCCCGTTTTATGATCAAATAAGGAATGACTCCAAGTAAAAATCTTTCCTTGTTTGCTCGCCCCGAGATAGTCCACTTGTGAATCGGACGACTGTATGTCTTTGTCCAACCAGAAGGGTTGTTATCTCGAGAATAGAACGTTCCGCCAAAATTCCCCAACAGCCACTTCATCAGCTTAACAGACGTTCCATAAATTACAATCTGAAGTCTGTAGCTTCCGCCAGCGACGTCGGCCTTATGAATAGATAGAGAACCTTCTCCATCAAGTATCCCGGCCACATACGGCCATGCATTCTTTTCCATCTGAGAATCCTTTCCTCGGTATTGTCTGATACTCATAATATCAGAGTTTCACCGATTTAGTCAAATTTATTTATACTCGAACCTATTTGATTAAAGCACGAGTTGGTTACCAGAGTTAAGGGGCAGATCACGCCGTTCCGCGCAACGCACGAAGGGCGTCTCAGCCTTCAGGTTCTCAACGAACTGCTTGTCATAAAACAAGACGGTAGATTGAGGCAAATTCCCGGTCACGTTAGACGCGGGAAATCCGAGAGACATGGTGGATATTTCCTTGTAATACAGGGTGTGCGCGGATTACGTTAGAGCTTGCCGTCCGCGATCAACTTGTCGACAGCCGCCTTGAATCCCAAGTCGGTTCTGTATCTGCGACGCGTCTCGCTAACGGACATTCTGTTGTATTCCTCGACGGTCAGCCCCACGGATGGTTCGGGCCTCGAACCAGGCCTAACACTTGCCTGACGCGGAGATAGCCCTGTGGATGCAGACCCTGGTCGCAACCTGCCCACTTCCACGACTGGCGCGGCGGCGGGTGGTGTGACCTTCGATACTGGTGTTACGACGGGCGCTTCTGCGCTCGTCGGTGTTACGGCTGCGGCTACCGGTGCTGCTGGATCCGCGGCCGACGGTAAAGCGACTACAGGAGCGGGTAGCTCCCTTCGCTCAACCGGTGTTGAAACTCTAGTTGGAACTTCGCCCTTTTCTTTCAACATACCAAGGGCCTTGTTCAAATTGCGAACGGTGTAATCCCAATTACTTTCAGCAAGGATTACATCCATCTTGTCGCCGAGTTCTTTGCTGAACTCGACATCAGAATGCTGTTTCATAAACAACTTGGCAGTTGCGAGATAACTCGCCCTGTCAAGCTGTGCTTCACTGGTCACCACACGGGTGACAATTTCTTCGGCAGGGGCGCCGAATCGAATGCGGTCTCTCCTCTCGAGCGCCTTATTGACGCGTGAAGGATCACCGGATTTTAGATCTTCTGCAATTTCAAACTGCTCATCAGCCGTCAGAGCCCGAGGCTCCAACTTTTTACGAGGTGAAGCAATATCGGCCGGCTGTTCAAGAAGCAGTTGGTTGTTCTCTTCTTGCTGTTGACGAATTTTGGCAGTCGCATTCGCCTGCGCGTCCAAAATCTTCTGGCTCAATTCGTCTTTCGTCTTTGCGAACCAAACCTGTTCGCCCGATCCATCAATCGCTTCAACACGCGCTTCCCATCCGCCCTTCACCTTCGTGTAAGGTCCGGACTTCGTTCCTTCCTCTTCTTCAGTCGGTACAACTGGCGCCGGAGGCTCCGCGATTACTACCGCCGGTTCTGCCGCCGCGACGGGCGTCGGAGGGGCCGCGACAATCTGCTCTTCAACAACGGGTGGTGTGGCGCCAGAGGCGTCAACCACAACCGCGGGAGCAAGCAAGAAAGCTTCGAGAGCCGTCTTGTACTCCAGATTACTTCGCAAATTACGAACCCGATCCGACGGCAGATTGGCCCAATCGTATTTCACTTGCTCGTTCAAATCGGTGAATAGGGGCCAGCCGTTCGGATAACCGGGGGTATTTTCTGACTGCTTTGTATCTGCTGGGACTTTACCCAGCGTGATTAGTTCTTCAACGCTTTTCATAACACTATCTCCTGGTGGTGTCAATCCGACACAACACTGATTAGATGTTTGGTTCTTTCTCCGTTTTCGTAGCTTTTAATCCAGTTACAACTTGGCCTTGACCGCTGCCACGAGAGCCTTGACTTCCGCGACCACCGATCCTTCGACCTTGACGAGCTCTGCCTTGACGGCCGCAAGCTTGGCTGCGTTCTTCACGCGGCCGGCTGCGAAACCAAGGCCGAGAGCAACTACCAATGCGACGACTTCGTAAACCATGATATTCTCCTTATTCGGGTTTGAATTCCTTTTTGACTTGATCTTCCAGCGAAGTGCCTAAAAGATCTTTCTTCTGCTTGATAAACTCCACTTCACCAGAAAATTCTTCCATCTGCCGAGTACACTCATTCTGAATGCGCTCGAAAAATATTCGCGCGGATACGGCAAGAAGACCGGTACGCTCGAACTCTTCCTTATTTTTCCAGTTCTGAAAGTGAGATGTCTCAAGCTTTTCAATTTCGCCTTGCGACAGCTTCATCCAGACCTGATAGGCAGGAGTCCCGTACCAGTTTGCCAGCGTGACTTTTTCGGTAGACGAAAGCTTGAGGAACCGCGGGTCCCTCATCGCAATCGGAACTTGTAACCCTTCGACCGGCCCTGTTTCGAATTCTTCGATTTCCATGAGATTCCTCCCGGAAGCTCGCTACTTATTACGCTGGCATGCCTTCGGCATTGCCACCAAATCCTGGGCCCCCGGGTTCTCCGGTTACTGCTTCTGGTTCTCCGGCTTTTTCGAGAGAGTGGCGGATAATATCCCCCGCCGCACGCTGTGTCCACGCCTGATCCTGTAACTGGGATTTTGCCTGGAACTTTTGATCGTTGTTGGCTTTCTGTGCTGCCATCTTGGCCGCTGCCGGATTGTTAGCAGCACGTTGCGCCTTCATCTCCGGAGTCAACGGACGAAAGATCGAATAATACTGCGAACTGCCATAACCACTGACGTCTGTCAGCATGTGGAGCAATTCGGAGAAGGCGATGTACTCGCCATTGATGTCTGCGATCTGACCTGCGAGGGCCGGGTTCGTGAAGTACTGCATGATCAGCGGCATGGACTGGGCCATCTGCTGACGGGCCGCCATGTGGCTGCCGGCGAGCACACTGAACCGCTTGATGCCATTCTTACTGCCCATGAAGTCACGGAAGCTGGCCTTGTAATCTTTTCCGAGTTGTTCGTTTAGAATTTCTTTGTACACCGAGGCCGGAAGGAACATACGATTCAAATCGTAGATCTTCCACAGCCACGGCTGGAACACCTGGCGGTTGAAGTCTTCAACCAATCCGCCGATACGATCTACGGCCGCTTGCATCATGCCGCCTGCGCCTGTAGCTGTACGCCCCATCGAAGAGCCTCGACCGCTAGGTTTAGACGCGCCCATGGTAAGCATTTCATTGGCGCCGGAAGTCGATTCGGTACGCGCTTCGGAAGCTGCGACCACCTGGAATAACTCTTGCTGAATCTTTGGAAGGTCCAGCGGATGAAGCGCTTTCGTTGCGTCTCCGTCAACGTCGATGAAGCCGCCCAGGCGAGCCCGGACTTGCTGCGTGTTAATATTGGCGCCGCGCGAACGGACTATCGGTTGATTGGCTGACAGAGTGCCGATATCGGCAACCGCATTGATGAACCCTTGCTGCAGCCGCTGCTCGCCGCCGAGCGCGGTCCCGAGGCCGATGCCCCAGAAACAATCTTGAATCATCCACCAGTTCACAGAATAGAACGGTATGCAACCAAACATATTTGGCTCATTACGAATGACGCGCTGACCGGCCAGGACTGTGATAATCTTGTCGCGGTCCCAACGTTCTTGAATAAGCAAAGGTTCGTTGAGAGGATCGTCGGTCGTCTTCGCAAACAAAGGAGCCGCGTGCTGCACAAACTGTGTATTATTCTGGCCCGAAGTCATATTCTGACCGGCGATTGCCTGACTTTGGTCGGCTGCCGCGGGCGTCTCGAACCAAGATCTAATCGTCGATTCGTCTGGCAAATTGTAGCGATAAATCGGTTCGTTCTTTTCGTTGTAGTAAACTTCGTCCTTCCACTTAATTATGTCACGATACGTGACCGGAAATTCATGAATGACGAACTTGGCTTCACGAATATCGGGAACGCGCGTACCCGGGTCCACCAGGACCGTGCGGATGTCACAATTCTCGAAATACGGATGCGATACCAGCCGCTCCGTTCTGACCATACGAAACTTGTCTTGGTCGGGCGTCGGTAATTCCTCAATGTTTCCGTCTGCGCCTGTAGTTGTGAGAGATTCATGAACCGGTTGGAAATCCCAATCGGTTTCGTAACGATCTTTCCAACCCCACTTCCAAATACCGGTGCCATTGAGCAAACAGGAGAAAAGCCCATACTTTACTTCCTGCTTGAAATTCATTTGATCCAACTGATATGCCGTCAGTTCTTGAATAGCACGCGCCATATTAGCTGAAATGCTAGAACGAGATTCAAGTTTGAACGGAGGTTCTTCATAGAACATTCCGCCTACAAGTTTCGAATTGATAGCATTGACGTGCGTCGCAACCGTAAATTTGGCGATGTTCGCCTTGGGCATCGAGGTGCCTTCCCAAACGCGAAGCGTCGGGGGCGATTGGTACAACAGGTCGATTTCTATCCACCGAATATTGAAATAACGGCTTTCAATCCACGCGCGGGTAAATTTCGAGTCCAGAGTAACCAGTTTTAGCGCAACATCATCACTTACTTCCTCAGGACTGAAAACTTCCTTGAAGTTCAGCAGCCCCGAGCTCGACGTACCGGGGAGAGGTAGAACTGGTGCCATTGTGTTTCCTCTATCGTTTGAATCCTATCGGGGTGTATGGGTCGTAGAGCTCTTCACCGGCTGTGTCGCCGGTGCCGGGTTCTGGAACAATAGGTAACTCATTCGTTCCTGGAGCATAATCACCCTGCCCAAATATCAGGTCATAAAAATCTTTCTCGCGGAGAATGCGATCGAATTCCTTCTGACGGTCTCTGCCGCCAGGGCCACCGGGCTCCGTGGTTCCGGTCGGAATGATTCGATGAATGTGACTGATCGTATCCGGAATGTCGTCATGAAGCGAAGTCCCGAAATCTTTAAACTCTTTGTAGAGATCTTCAAGACACGAAATCGTGTTCAAAAAGAATAACTGTCCCCCGTAAAGAAGCGGTTGTAGGGCACCTACACGGGACGCTTTAGCGTTCGGAGAACGATCAACCTTGAAGAAGTCCAACGGGATGTACTCAGTTCCTGCCTCTAAGGCGTACTGACGAATTGAGCGCTCCAAAAACTGGGCCCCGTTCGAGTTCTCGATCAGAACCAGACGCGGGTGATATTTCTGAAATGACGAAGCAATTTCTTTCGCCAGATCATTGTCAAGATAATGGTCTCTAAAAATTTCCACTACATACACACGATTTTCTATGTCAAGGCCAACCACGGCACCGACTGAATAATCGTTCTTCTGGTTTACTGCGTACGCAAAATCCCAAATGATATAGTACTGAAGTTGATGCGGAATGGCGTTCAACCCAACCGTCCGCTGGAGCATAAGATCCACCGTGAACTTGATCTTACGGGTGCCCGCCGTACTCAACATGTACTGCGAGAGATAGACCGCTATGTCTTTCTTCTTCTTCCTGTCGAGAAACTTGTGATCCAACTTCACGCGACCGGTCTTGTCTTTTTCAAACAACAACTCATAATCGGCTGGCGTGCAATCACGCTCATCCTTGTGAATCATCTCGGGCCGCAACCAGCGAGCCGGAGTAATCAAAACCTTCAAATCGCCCGGATGCAAAACGCTTTCGACTGTATGAGCATACAAATCACCAGGAGCATACGGCGTTCCCAGAAGGTCTTTGTATCCGCCTGGGTCAACCAGCGACTCGGCATAATTGATCTTCCGAATCACCTTGACTACGAGCATCGAAGTATCGGTGTTCTTGTCGTTAACGACGTCGTCGCCCTTCATCAAATCGCAGTGCCAACCCGGCAAGTTCGATAGAATCGATGATGCCCAAGCCGATGGATCCCTTTTCTTTTCGTCGCCTACTGTTCGGCAAGGACAAATGAATTCGTCCTCGATGCCTTCATTCTTGCGAGTGAGATTCCACTCTGGAAATAATTTCTGAAAAATCGTGCCATCCGCATTATCGAGAACCAGAAAATAGTTCTTAAGTTCCCCAATGAACGCGACCGCCAAACCAGACTCGGCCGTAAGAATCAAAATACGAATGTTTGGAAGATTGATAAACCACTGCACGCAATCAACCACGTTAATCGTAGACTTGAAACTTCCGCGAGGATACAGCAAAAGACGTTCTTTCGTCTCATCCTGCTCTTCGATCTTCTTCGACGGATCCTTCTGCACGAAAAAATTACAGACAGGCGCGTGCGTTAGGAATGTGAAGTCTTTGTTGAAAATCTCACGGCCCAGAAACAACAAATTCGTCCGGCACATGAATCTCAAGAAATCCGTCGTTGACGTCGAGCTTGGACACTTTTTCTGATCTACCCACAAATCTTTGCCGCTCGAATCTTTTCCTTTGTGCTTAAGGCCTAAAATTTCCAATCGCCGAATCGAAGAATCAATGTTCTCATTAGAACCTGCTTCACCATATGCAGCCATCACCATATCAAACGTGATGTAATTCTTCGCGCGTATAACTAATTCGTCAAACGTTTTCGGAGCGGGGCCCGCAAGATCACGATCTGCCACTTTCCAGAAATGCTTGATAGACAATTGGTCGCCGGCTTTTGCAGCTTCGGCTTTACCCTCGTTAAGTAAATAATCAATAGTCCAAATTGGTTCCGACATATTCGCGACCTCGGAAGGGCCCAATCCGAGCCGTTTCACGGTACATCAATTTCGTTTATAACGCGGCCGGTTCCGGGGATGCTCCACCCTGACCACCACCTGCTCCACCCTCGGCTGGCTCTTCGCCTTGTGAACCGAGCATATCCGTAATGTTCTTGCCTAGGGCTGCGTGATCGCCGAGCGCGAAGTTATGCGTCTCGCTCGAACCATCATCAAACACATGATGAAGCGCGTGACCACCCTTGTGGGTGTATCCGTGGAATCCAACATGCTTTTTGCCAGCCGGTTTCTTTTCGCCTTTGTGCTTGCCCTCGGCCTTCTCTTCTTTCTTGGTTTCGTGCTTCTCTTCTTCCTTGGGCTCCGCTTCCTCTTCTTCAACTGCCGCGGACATAACGCCCTTGGCTTTCTTTCCTAGATGTTCCATGGCTAGTTTCTCCGCTTTGTTTTTGTCTTTTGGAAGAACGGTTTCGCCCTTCTCTAAATCCTTCACTCCACTTTCCTTGACTTTTCCGCCATCGTGCATTTTCTGTGGAGCCAGCAAGTCCTTGACTCCTTCCATTTGCCTGTTACGCTCTTCAACACCATGCACGGATCCTTCAAGATCAACACCTTCGGGACCAAGCAGACCTTTGCTTCCCGCAGGCTTAGAATCTTCCTTCGGCGCTGCAACGCCGGGAGCTGCTGGAACAGGCGGCCGTCTGCCTGACACTTTAGAATTCCATGCAGTATCCAAAGCTTTCTTGGCATCCGCAACTTTCTTACTTACTCCGCCGTCATCTTTTGCTGTATTTTGTGGCATGATCGTTTCCTCACCGCGGCGTTGCCGTGTGTCTCATTCGTTGTACGGGCGCCGCTGGCGCCTTGGTCTTCGGATGCTTTTTACGCTTCGGGAGACTTGAATAATCTGTTGCTTGTTCCCACTCTTTTACTTTCTCTGGACCGCCGAGTGCTTCGGTTCCTTTCTTGGTGTGAGCCCAGGCGTTTTGTGCTTTGCTTTCAAATGACATGATTACACCTTTGTAGGATCGATCGACGGCGTTACTGGATTGCTGCTGAACGACTGCACAGCCGTTGCAACCCGGTTTGCCGCGTACGGAGAGATTGCAAAGGCGCTGGCACCCGCCAAATCAGGAAGCGCGTGCGAATGAAACACAATGTGCCCGACATATATCAAAATTGCAATCAACGTTCCTGTCGAGGCACAGCGACCCCACGATAGAGTTCCACCGTTAGGCTCGCTGTGAATTTCACGAACCATTTTCTTAAAACCTTGGAGGGTCATAAAATATACTCCAACTAAAAATCTTCAAATCGTCGAGGAATGATATAACAAAAGAAAAAGGGCGAATGGAGGAATTCGCCCTTCGTTGTTCGCAAACAGCGAACGGGGTAGTTACTTTGTGGGGGCCGAATAGTCGTTCGCGTGGAAACCACTGCCGACTAAGATCGGAGACCCGGGACGAGACAGAACTTTTTCAACTCTGCGAACACGCCCGCAATTGGGACAGGGCTGCTTGGATCGTTCACTTTGCTCAAACGAAATCATCAACTCAAACTTCTTCGTACAAACTGGACACAAAAACTCGTAAACCGGCATCGGGGCCTCTCCAGGTGCTACTCAGATTCTTTGGGGCGGTGCCACGCTGTGTGGTGCTTATAACAAAATGGCCGTACTTCAAAAGGTTTCGAATAATCATCATGATGCCAGTAAATCTTACCGACACTTCCACACACTTCACAAGGCGCAACATTTGGCCACGGGTTCTCGTTTCTCATAGCTAATATACGTCTAAGTGTTGCAAAAAGAATACGAGCTTCAATCGAAAGCTCTAAATTCAAAGCCGAGTGGTAGTTCTTAAGATTTCCTGGACTCCTGGCCACAAAAGCCGTGCTTGCCGTCGAATAAGCCTTCGGCGCTTTATTGTTGAAGGCTTCAACTAATTCTGCGACGGTGGGCATAAAATCCTCTTTACCTTCGTCGGGCCACAGGTTGGACAGGTCCAGCCGTGAAGCCCATGGACGAATTTCTTCTCGGCCATCTCGACTTTCGGCTTATGAACCGAACTTCCACACTTAACACAAGCATATTGATAGCGCACTACTCCCCTCCATAAGACCAACGAGTTACGGCATGTTGCTCCCACCCCACCTATCAAGTCACAGAAAACAAAAGACTTAAGTACCGCCAAAAGCCATTATTTCTCATCCAAAAAATAAAAACTCGAAGAATACAGATTTTCCGTCTTCCAAAGTCTTTTCAGTTTCTCTACAATAACCGAATCCCCCTCGATATCCACCAAGGCCCCTTCTTTAGTAACCTTCGCGACAACCGAAGGGATGCCGGCTTTGTTTAATATTTCCAGCATCTCCGGTTGAAGACCGTGAAGTTTGTCTGTTGGTCCTTTCACTTCAACAGCCACCAGCAAATCGTCCCGTTTAACGAGAAGATCTGGCCACCCTTTGCGAAGTACACGATAATTGTGTCTTTCAAGACGTTTTTGAAACAACTGCTGTACTTGCGGGGTATACACGACATAAATAGGTTTCCCACTCATGGCAAATCCGGATACCGAACGTAAGCCCGTTTCCGCCACCCATCGTGAAACTTGACATCTTGCGGCTTCCGGGCCTCGATCGCCAGATATCGGGCCTCTTGGGCATCCCTGAGCTGTTCTGTGAGCTCTTCCGCGTTGTGGTCCGATATGGCTGCCAGCGTCCACGGGCCGAGCTTACCATCCACCGCCTGCATACCCAGAACGCGCTGTAGGAGCTCCACAGCCGTCTCGATGCCGTCGTTGACAGCGAAGGACATGAGAGTGGCCGCAAGCTCGTCTGAGGCGATCTGATTGCCCCGTATGGGGGTCCAGTACTTATCGTGATAGATTTGCTTGGCCATCTCCAACGCGTCCACATTACTGAGCCTCGTACCTGGAGGATCATCAACCCAATAACACTTAGGCAATACCAAGCATTCATCCCGGATCGTGAGCCCGAACCGCGTCAGGCCGGCGCCGTCGCCCAAGTCCTCCGTCTTTCCTGCAAGCGTCCGATCTTCGAGCCGGAGCACCCACTCAATAATACTTCCAAAATTTGCCATGTTACTTGTCTCCCTTTTCTTTTGCCCTGTCCTCGAGATCTTTCTTGAACCGCTCAAACGGTGCCGAGTCCTTTTTGGAACGGTCAAAGCCGGATGGAGACGGATCAAGAATGCATTTGTGTCCGGCGTACCAGCGAAAGCCGCAACGCGCGCAATAACCCGGGTGACTGGCACTTTCTAACGGGATCCACGCCGTCGGACTGTCTGGTTCTATCCAAGCTGCTTTTGGCTTCTGCACTGGTTGTGATCCCGAAGTATTGCTTGTTGTTACTGGCACTGCTACAGCCTTCTCGGGTATGACCATGGCGTCCTTGACGATATCCAGCGTAAGCCCCTCGTGTTCAGGAATTTTGTCAGCCACGATCATATCGCCATCGACTGCTTGACTTGTCGCGAACGCACGTGTCAATTTGCTTACAAGGAACCGCTCCAGAGTACGACGAAGTTCTCGCGCCCCGAACTCTCTACTCGTTCCTTCTGTGATTATAAAATCTTTTGCACGATCGGATAGATCGACGGAAATGTACTTGTGTGATTTCAGAATCCGATCCTGAATACGCTTCAACTCGATCTCAAGAATCTTTCGAAGTACTTCATCCGTCAAAGGCTGAAACACAATCATGCGATCAATCCGATTGAAAAATTCCATGGAGAAAAACTTCTTCACCGCATCCTTCGCGGCATGGTAGATTTCATCTTCGGTCGACTTTTGGCTTTCTTTCTTGGACACAAATCCCATTTCCTTCGTATCACTCAAAATCTTTTTCATGTCGGACGATCCAAGATTGGACGTCATCACGATAACGCAATTATGCATATCGATCGCTTCATTCGTCCCAGTGGTCAAAGTCGCGCGATCCATGATTCCCAGAAGAATCTGGTGCATTGAATTGTGAGCCTTCTCAATTTCGTCAAAAAGAATGATTGTGTACTTCGGACTTTTTCCATCAGCCCATTTTGCTTCAATGGCTTTCTTTGTGATCTTTGGCTCTGTTTCTCTGTGCCCGATATATCCCGGTGGCGAGCCGATCAACTTGGCAATCTCGTGAGAGGCCTGGTATTCCGCACAATCCATCTTAATAAGCGTGACGCCCATCAATTCGGCAAAAACTTCCGTCGCGTGTGTCTTTCCCGATCCTGTGGGACCAACGAACAAGAACACCCCGAGCGGACGATCAGCCGCAGCCATTCCAGCCATGTACGTCTCGTGGACGCGAACGAAATGCTTGATCGCCCTATCCTGACCGGCGACTTTAGCTTTCAGCCCCTCTTCCAGTTTTGCAACTTCCTCGGGGACTTTGGATTCGTCCATCTTTACGACTTCCGGCTTGTCCTTCGTGAATAGGCCCATGACTCCCTTTTCTATCGGTGGATTGTAACAAACTGCTTCAAATCCCGAATCCAAACATACGCGCCAGGGTGCGAACGCCAAAAGGGGTTCGCGGATGTATGGGCTCTTTGCCCCTCCGCTTCCTTGACCAGATTGAACGTCCCGCAACTCTCCACGTCAAACTCCCGATGACGCCGACCACACTTGGCACACTTGATCATCTTGCCGATCTCGGGGTGCCGGCCAAAGAATGAGCGCAACTTAAATTCTTTCTTGAAACTCTCAGTGGCTACAAACATCTTAAGAGTTTCGCTGGCTTTGTTCGCGATTTTCTCAACCTGTTGTTCAGTCAACAATTCGTCGCTCATCGTTCCTCTCTATTGATTCCACCAAGTGTCCGGTTGTTTTCTGTAAACTGCAAAACCGGAATTCCCCAATCGGCGTCTTCCTGTTTTCTAAAATCGGCTGCCGATACATTTACAAACAGGTAAGCAAGTTCGTCATAATTCAACTTACCATACTCCTCAATGCGCGATTTTTCTTCCTGATAACCGTCCACATACGCGCGCTCAATATGAACATCATCAATCGTAGCAGCCCGAGGAGTTTGGTTCATACGTCCAGTAAGGCAAATCTTTCCGCCGTCATGATAAGGCTTCGGACGATCATACCCAATTACCCATTCTGCCCCACCCAGCTTAACCAGTTCATTTGCTCTCGCGATGCTTACAATTTTCCGGCAGGCGCACGGGATCGGCCGCGGTTCCCCCAGCTCGATGTTGTAACACGAATGAACTTCAACGACGCCCTTGACCACAATGCCTTCCTTTGAAGAATCGGAGAGGGAACCCGTCACCCCAAGAACTTTGACGGTTGAGAGGTTCCATTGTGGGTCTTTGTTCCTCTCTCCATAAGACTGACCGGTTACGGCATGTTTCTGACCCGAGGCCCGCTTCCGTCGGGTCTTTCACCTCTCGAAGTTCGAACAATGCTTCTAATAAGCATCTCGACCGTTCGAGATTTTTCATTCATTTCTTTTGCGACTTCATCGAACGTCCAGCCCATCCTAAAATACAACTGAATAACCTGAGCCCAACGTCCGGCTCTTTTCCTTTGGTTTTCATTTACTGCTAATTTTGGAAACGCAGTCAGAAGAATTTTCTGAATTCCTTTCGTTGTTCTCGCCCAGTCGGGCAACTCCCGCTCCTCCGTACGAATCTTCTTAATCTGAAACCCACTAAGAAAACCACGCAGATCTGATAAGTCTTCTTCTGGAAATGACTTTAAAAGTTCTTTCTCCGCACTGTGTCGATTCAACGTGGAATCAAACGCTACATCTTGGAAATGTATGTTTCCATTAACCGTATCCGGCGGCGAACATTTCGAACACAGATACTTCGATCTTTCGGTAACTTGTTCAACAGGAACAGACACCCAACTAGAACAGTGGTCACCAGAACAACGGAGTATCGTATTCATGGCATTGACTCCTCACTATAATCGTCTTCCAGCACATCCCCTACTGGCTGCTTGTCCCTCCACCCACGACGATCAAGAAGAAGACGTCGCGTTTCTTCGAGATTCCGTGCCCGATCTTCTGTAACCAAATACGGATCTGGTCCGGGATCGGGAATAGTCTCATACATCTTTTTGTGACGCTCACAATAAGCACTATCACCAAAAGCCATTTCTGAACACATCAGTTTAACACACATCCTTCCAATCGGCATTATAGGGCCTCCTCGGGCTCATCAAAGTAGTCATCCTTCAAATCTTCTTCCGTCTTTTGTTCAAAAATACTGTCACGTAACACGTTGTCCCGCAAGCAGAAAGCCTTGAAATAATTGTCACGGCGATCGTCGTGCGGAAAACGAATCCCGAAAGTGTTCGTCCATTTACCAGTTTCCCAGGCGTTCACGATACGAACAATCTGATCGGCAGCGATCTGGCCGGCGTCATCCGCACTAAGTTTGTCCACGATGCCCGCACTGAACTGGAGCCTCTGTCGCGTAAGATCTTCGCGCTTCACCAACACAGCATTCTCTTCACGCCACTTAGCTGCCCGTTCCTTCGCATCTTTCTTGGTATCCAAGTCGCCATTCTCGCGGAATCCCTGGGCCTTATTCATCTCCTCGACCATCACGTCGTTGCCAACAACATAGCAAGAGTCTTCCTCGACAGATGCGATCACTACTTCATCGCCGGCCGCAAATCGACCCGCATCCACCAGCATCGTGGCACTATAACCTTTCTTGACGCTGTGTCCGCACTTCTTAAACCACAGGAAAGCTACATCAAAGATATTGACGGTCCACGCGTATACCCGCATTTGTTGATCATGCGCAACGATGCCTTTCGTGTCGTCCAGGTCCAAACCGCTGGTCTTCATATCGATGATCACTTGGCGAAACAGGCCGTCTTCCTTCTTCCACTCAACCTTCGGAAGCATAGGATGATCGGGCTGCACGCGCGCAATCATATCCAGCTTGGCGTAGAAATCTATGCCGCCATACTTCGGGTGGCCTGGAAAGACTTCCTTCGTAAACGGACGTTGAAAAATCGTGTCCATCGGAATTGGAAGACTTGGCTGCCGAATCTTGTAGAGACGCATCATTTCCGTGCCAGCGCGTAATAGGCTGGCCCAGTCGATCTCGCGCGTGGTATAAACCAACTGCTTCATGTCCTTGCGCTGCGCCCACAGGCGCGTGAACTCTTCCACAGGGTCACACTTGCCGGCGGTCTTATGATAGAACTCCACCGTGTCTTCCAGATCACGTCCGAAGAGCAGCGCCGCCTTCGTATCCTTCTCTTTCCACCCCATGATGCGGTGTAGGTAATACTTATACGCATTGCCTGTGAACTCTAGGCCCGCACTATAAGAGTGCCGGTTGCGCTCGTTTCCTTCTGAATCAATGTATAAAATTGCCATCGATCGCTCCCTCAAACAACGTTTGCTGACCTTTGAATCCGGGCAATGGTTGCTTCTCAAACTCTTCCTGCTTCACGGGGTCCCAATGGCCCGTCAAGAACGGAGACATAGATCCAAAAAATGTCACAGTCAAATACGTAGCGGCGCGCGTAAGCGCGACCCACATTATCCGCCTCTCTTCCGAGAGCGCTCCGCGCTTGTGGGGAAGAATATCTTGGCAAACTCCAGCCACGAAAACGTGCTCCCACTCTTTTCCTTTGGCTTGGTGGATGGTGGAAAGAGTAAGTCGAGGCTGTTTAGATTTGCGGGAGGCAGCAATAGCTTTACGGGCGTGGGCGATGAATTCGTGAACGGTTCCAAATTTGGTTGAAACTTTGTAGAGCTCATTGATGTTCTCCAACGCGTCATTATCTTCGTCGCCTTCTTCCTCGGTCTCATAGTAAGTCCGAATGTCTGCGCGGGCCAGAACGTCCTGCAACACCAACGCCGGATTCGCGGTCGGCCCATGGCGCATTGATTTCATGAAGTGCGCCGCGGCCTTAATGTTGTCCTGCTGATTCGCCTCAAACTGCCCCAGGATTTCCGGGGAAGTCATCATCGTGATAAACGGAGCCGCCTTGCCCGTCGCTTCCTTTTCAGTTTTCGAAGCGCGCTCGAGAGCGGAAACAAGGTCTCTCTTCTTAAGATACTTGGTGTATCGGAAGGGAGACTGGATGATGGTTTTGACGGCGGCGTCGCTGGGGAAGTCACTGGATTGGACATAAGCGAGCAGATAACGAACCTCGGGTTGGGTCCAGAACCCAGATTTTCCGAGTAAGTTATATTTAATCCCTCGGTCAATACAGGCGTTTTCGAAGCGGGCAAGTTGTCTGTTGGTCCTGGTAAGGATGGCAGTGTGTTCTGGGTCCGTAATTGATCCGAGAATCTTTGATGCCTCATCAGAGTCGGACCCAAATTTGAGTACTCTGGGTATGGGTCCGCTATTCCTTTCCGAGACCATGAGTTCGATGAGTCTGCTTTCTTTGGGAGCAAACTGCTTACAGAACCCCACAATCTCAGGAGTCGATCGATAATTTCTAAATAGATAGATTGTCTTGGCTCCCGGGAATCGTGTGTCAAAATTGGATAATCCGTTTGGCTCTGCCCCGCGCCACTCATAAATAAGCTGTTCTTCATCTCCGACCGCGAAAACGTTTCGGTGTTTTTCCGAAAGAAGTTTAACCAATCGCCATTGTATTTCATCTGTATCCTGCGCTTCATCTACGAGAACGAACTTGAATTGCCACCGGGTACGAACTTCCTCGTTCGCCTCCAGCAGTCGTACGCTCTCTAGCAACATTGAATCAAAATCCAACCAACCCTCTTCCCGACACCGCTGTTCATACTGTCGATAAGCCAGGGCCATGCGCATACCTTCTGCGCCGCGCGCGAACTCCATTGCCTTGTCCGGCTCTGTGCCCTTCCGCTTCATGTTTGAAATATATGCCGTCATCTTCTTGAAATCCAACCGATTGGCACGACACAGTGTCCCGAATAACTTACGCTGCTGCCCAGCCTCTGGTGGTGCGTGCAACAGTTGAAACGGAAGCTTTGAAACTTCCTGATGAATCAGCTCCAAACAAAAACTGTGGAACGTCCGAAAGATCTTCTGGTCCTCCGGAAGCGCCGCTCGCTGTCCCATTTCGAGTGCAGCCTCTCGCGTGAATGTAAGCGCCAGGATTGTCTCGGGCGGATACCCCTCTTCCAGCAGTGAATGCACACGCTCTACAATAACACGCGTCTTGCCACTACCTGGACACGACGTAACCACATAGGCGCCGTCTCTAGTTCGGACAGCTTCTCGCTGCTCTGGATTGAGGGGGAAGTCGCTCACGCAATCTCCTTCTCAATAAACGCGACCACGCCCACATCACCGCTCTTCGCAAGCACAGCATCCAACTCGGATAGAAGCTTGGCATATTCCTCAACCGTCTTCTCTGCAACCTTACGAGCCCTAAACTTCTCCCACTTCGCCGCAATCCCCAAACCCTTCGCGGGACGCATGCCGCCACGCTGGAGCACGTCGCGCCGATAGGTGTTGAGGCGCGCTGTGATTTGATCCATGGTTTGAGATTCAGTCTGCGAAACTGCCGGACTCTCGAACGTAGAAACAGATGCAGAATTGACACTAAACGCAGTATTGCCCGGATCGGTCATCTTATTACCATAGTACTGTTTTGCTGCTTTTTCGGTTGGGGGCGGCGGTTGAATCTCGAACGGCGGATTCGGATTAAATATTGAGGGAGATAGTTTTTCATCCAAAGGATCGTGCAATCCCGGATCAATCACTTCTGATACCTCCACCGCCGGCGCACTTGATGGCACAGGGGCCGGGGGAGGCGGAACATACGAATCTATCAAATCCGATTTCATCTCCACGGGCGCCCCGTTCATTCCTTCGATTTCGGATTCGTCTAACAAACCCGAGCCAACAAAATCTAGAATGGCACGGCGCTTGGCTTTCGTCTGTGCGGCCATGATCGCATCGGCGTAATCTTTTCCTGAGAGGCCTTTCAAAGATTGAGCGCCAACAGCCGAATCGGTGCGACCGGGCATGTCTGTGACAGTCGCCGTGAACATCACCACGTCCTGTTGAATCTCTGGTTTCGACAACGACACACTTAATCCGTGGTGGTGACTAAGTTGCACGGACGCATTTCGGAGAGCATACAAAATCAAACTGTGCTTTCCGTTCCGATCGATCTGTTCAAAGTATTGCAGCGGACGAGTCCTGACGTCAAGATGCATCGCCTCGCAAACCTGGACGTAGAACTTCACGCGGTCTTCCGCGGACAACAGAATAAGGTCTCCAGTTACCACGATGCTTTCCATGATTATCTCCTCAACCCTTCTTATAAAATGTACCAGAATATCCGGCTGCTGTCAAGGGTAATCCTGGGGCCCACTCTGGCGTCTGCGAAAGACACCAAAGTAGATCGTCCAATCCCATCCCATCCGGAGTATCCGGATTCTCGGTGATAATCTCATCATGAACATGGCCCACGATATTGAGCCCAATCTCATCTGCCCGAAGCATCGCTTCCACCAGGATATCCCGACTGATCGCCTGGACGATGTTCTCGACCAGTTTCCCACCATGTGTACTGATATCACCCCAGGTCTTCGTATCCTGGTTGATGCCACTGTAGTGCATCGTGCGCTTTGTGTACTCCTTACCGCTACGCCCGATCTTCTTCTCTTCGTCAATCCAAGCATCAAGATAGTGAAGACACCGACCGGAAGGTAAGTGTATAACCAGCATGAACTTACCATTCTTCATCTTCCGACGGCCGCACCACACAAGCTGCGTCGGGCCCATCCATTGGGTCTTGCCGGTCTGGATACAACGAGCTACCGCGTTCTCGCAATCGTACCAAAGTTGCACGACTTTCTTGTATTCACCCCGGAACACGGCCACGGCTTTTTGGGCGTCCTCTTTCGACATGATGACGTGCATGTTCTCGGCATAGCCCCACAGGCCACCCTTCACCCGATCGCCGTACTTGTTCTCCTTCCAGTCGCCACCGGATAGGCGATAACCGGCGCCTAGGACTGCAGGCTTTGCAACCTGCCTTTTCTCCTTCGCATCCTCATCTCCCTTATCGTACGCGGATTTGAGGACTTCATATGGGATGTTGTACATCATCGCAGCAAAGGCAAGATACGGACAACGACCTCTGCGGAACACGTCAAGGATCTTCTGCTCATCTGCCAGCCACCCGAGCACGCGGTTTTCAATCGCGTTCAAGTCTCCTACGTCCAGCCTGTGTCCCGGAGCGGCGATGAATGCCGACCGAATGCAAGACGTCATGACATCAATAACAGGATCCTTCGGAAACCGATCACGAATTCCTTGATAGTCCAGTTGGCGGATCAACTCCACAGCGGCTTCGAGCGCACCTTTCTTTTCGAGAGCCTTGATTGGCCGCGCCATGTTCTGCAACTGCACGTTGCGGCCGGCCCACCGGCCCGCACGCGGAGAACCGAGAAACAGAAACTGATCGCGCAGCCGCATGTCCGGGCCCAGTGCTAGAGTGATGGCCTCCAGCTTTGTGTACGAAGTCTTCTTGGAGTACTTCAGTTTCCCGAGAACGTCGCGGCACTCTTCCGTCAACCGAACTTCGGGGTCCGTAAGTGCGGCGTTGACAGGCTCTTTGCGTAGAGAGTTGAACGGATAGCCGCGCGCCTGAACCCACCGCATCATCTGAGGATTCGAGTTTGGATTCTCCAGGTGCGTAATCTCTTTCAGAAGGTCGCCGTAGTACTTCTTATCTCGTGCCGCCAACTCAAAACAATTCGTCGCGAATGCCTTGTCAGCCATGATGCCGACGTAATTGATCTTCTGATCAAGATGCCACATCTTCGTTTCGTTGCCAGTGAGCGGGAACTTATTAACGATACGACCGATTGCCCGTTCCGCGACCACGTCCTGGCGACAATACTCAACGAACTGTTCCCACTCTTTCGGATGGGAAACTGCATCTGCAAACATGTATTCCACTTCTCGACCAGCTATAGGAGACACATCGAAAAGAGAGTTTATGTCCGAAGCTTCTTTTTTCTTTTTGATCGGCCGCGGTTCACCAAACAGATGCCGCAATGGCGCGCCTACGGCTTCTAACTTCCTTAGGTGGGGAGGCATACCCATGATCTCGCCAACGCTATCTAATTTCCCGGGCATCGACAAATAGCGAGCGCCAACAGACGGATCTTCCCACTGTTCGAACGGAACGAATATCCCAAGTTTCTTCTCTGTGCCGGTACGCTCAAAGCTAACGTTCCACGCACATTTCGTCACGTCCGGATCAGCAAAAGCTTCCTTTACTTTCTGAGGGAGAGGGTCTTTGGTGAGGTCACAGACTTCAACCGGGCCGTCATCAAACGCATAAGCCAACAGGATTAATTCAGTTTTGGGATGGGAGAAGTAAGCATCGACGCCCACATCTTCTAAATTGAGCGGTGATCGCGATTCATAATCGACGTGCAGTTTGTGTTTCACTCATTCACCCATTTAATTATTTGTGCTTTCCTTCCTCTTTTTGTTTCTCCTTCTTTCTGACAAATGGCCACGATGCCCTCTTGTACAAGGTTTGTGATTGCCTTATCAAAGGCGTTGATTCCATATTTGTCGGCGCGAATCTCACGATGTAGCTTGCTGCGCTGCATAGCGCCCTTCCGTTTGATCGTGATCTTAATCATGTTCTCGACGATGGCCCAGTCGTTCTTCCCGGGGGCTGGCTGGTGCGCGTGGCGGGCACCAATCTGATACTCCGCTAACGCGAGTGCGCGCGACATAATGTCTTCATCGCAAACCACTTCAATAGGCTCGTTCGCCTTGTCAGGATCGGGGACAATGTCTCCAGCCATAAGCCACGCCAAATGTGATGCGTTGCGCTGCACGAGAACTTGAATTCGGCCGGTAACGTCTGTCGGCATCTCTCTAAACTCTGCGCGCTTTTCTTTGTACCACTTCTCAAGCATATCTGAAGCTTCGGGTAATTTCATCACCACGACATTCTGATACTCCAAAGGCTGAATCTTCTTCACGAAGCTATCACGCAATGCCGTGAGGTCTGGATCCATGAAATTGGCGACCGTGTCTTCCGAGTCGTTGGTAATGACATTCAACCGCTGAAAGAATCCGCTACTTTCGGAATTGGTCTTCACGAATGAAGACGCCCACTTTTCTTTCGTGGTGCAGGACAGAATACTATTGTGGACCAGTTGGCCGGCTCGCAGCGGGCTCTCGTCCTTGTGCTCTTTCGTGGTCAATTGCGGCATCGCGCCAGCCTCGTAAAGCTGATTCTGCGCGTCGAGAAAAGAATCTCCAGAGCCGGTGATACCAAACTTCTCGATCATCGTCGTCGCTTCGTCGTAGAATTGAAGAATACGGGAATGCCTCGAGAAACCATTCTTTATCAAACCGGAGGACGAAGCAAAACTTCCCTGAGCACATCCAATGTTCGAGTAACCGCCATTCTGACTCAGTTCGTACAACAGACCCGTTCCAATAAACAGGTCGCGCGCCCATCGTGCGGCAGAGGTCTTCCCAGTGCCCCCAGGACCGATGAGGACGGTATAGAATCTTGATTCTTGACTGGGGGTCTTGTACGGAAAAATTCGGTGTCCGCATATTGCTCCTACGACCGTCTTGATAGATTCGATCATGTACTCTTTCGGGACCACGTTATTTTCGCCGCACAACTGTGCGAAGTCTTCGTACAGTGTCCCGTTCCAGCACCAGTATGGATACTCGAACTCTTCTTCACGAACTTCCTGGCCTTCGGCCTCTGCGGCTGAAACTGTCTCAATCGCAACCTGTGCTTGTTCGACGTTTGCTTGTGCATACGATGCCACCACTGTCTGGCCGGCAGGAACACCACCAATCAACACGGTGGGACTCAAATCATCTTTTGGATACCTTGACACGCTGCACGCAATGCGCTTCACGTCGTCAACGGTCATGGGCGGCTTGCAACGCTCTTCGTTGATGCGCAGCAGCGCGGCTTCAATTTCCGCGTAGTCCAATCCCGCATGCCGCAGCTTTCCACCGATCGATGTCAACGTGTTGTCACGACCACCCTCAAGAATCGGCCCTATTTCAGTTGTTTCAGGATTCGCTGCGGGTGGTTTAGATCGTTGAGCAGACAGCCAACCCGCGAACCCATTGGGAGCGGAGATAATCGGAGAAGAGTCAAAAATTTCGTACTTAAGACCGGTATCCGGATGAGTAGATCCGGGCGCCACCACAAATTCGTTAGCCTGACGAAATGATCCGAAAGGAAGACCAGTCGCACCACCTTTCGAAGACTGAATAATATTTCCACACTCTCTTGTTTCGTCCGTTTGTAAAAAGTAATAGTGCAACCGACCGGGTCGAGATTGCACAGTAAACGTTTTTACCGACGTGCCGGTTTCCTTTTCATACCGTTCCATGGTGCCAGGAACATCCGACTCAAAGAAACAAACGCCGTCAGGTTTTGCTATACACGCACAGTTTGCCCCGGGCGTCTCCGAATCCCACGCCAAAATCTTATCAACATCAGTTGTAGCGAGATTCTGAAAATTTTTCTCCAGGGGGATCTTACTCCGGGGGTGGAGTCTTGCTACCCGGACACCCCTCATTGCGAGAGGTAAAGCTAAATCCTTAAAGGACATTTTCTCTCCGAATTCTATCTGCCTCTACGTGGTGCTTTTTGCAGAGCCAAATCACCTCTAACGGTTTGTCATAATCTTCGTGATGTGATTCAACTTTTTCTGCCCCACAAACAACACAAGGCGTCTTCACCAACCGCCTATCTCTAACGGCATTTGCTACAGCCTGTCGTGCTCTCCTCTCTTTACCGAATTGATGATCTTTGAAATACTTCACTCGTAACGCGATGCGGTGAGGTAAACTCGATCGTCTACGGTCATATTCCTGAATCTCTTTGAGTTTTTCGCTGCGTCTTTTGTTTGCTTCTTTCTTGCAACACTCAATACACTTCCCAAGCCGACCGTCAGACATACCACGGTGCTCGTAGAAATCTTCGATCGGCTTAGGAACATTACACTTAAAACAAGTCTTAATCAAAAGGGTAAATCCTCATCAGCTGTTTCCACGGGCGGTGCCGCTGGTGCTTGTACCGACGCCGCGGGCTGCGCGGGGGCGGCGGTTGCTGGACGGGCTGCTTGAGTGTTTGGCTGTTGAGTTTTCGAACGATCCTTGTTCCGAACAAAGTCGGCAGGAATCTGGAAGTTCTGACCAGACTTGGGGGCCAGAATTGCCTTGACATTGACACACGGTGTGCCGTCTTTCTTGGTCGCAGGCACGATCACCAGTTGAAAATTCTTGCCAATGAGAAGGTCCAATTCGTACGGAATGGACGGGGCTGCACCAAGCATATCCCGAACATCGGCATACAAGTTTGACTTCTCGTGAAGAACTGCGTTGTAGGATTTCTGCACACGGAAGAAGTTTCCTTCCGAATCCGTCGCGTTGAGAATCCAAATAAGACGCGTCCGAGGCTTGATTCCATACATCCCTTGGACCATCCCGAGGTCGATCACGTCTGCGAGAACGCCTTCATACAAACCACCCTTCGGTTGCTCGTAGACTTTGTTGCTTCCTGAGACTAGCATAAGCATTGCTCCTTTTTCATTTTGTCTTTGCATTCAGGCTTGTGCCCGAAACTCAATGTTGTTCGACGTATGGGATGCGCTTGACATCAAAAGGCACAGCCTTCGTCTCGGCTTCCACGTCCTGCTCCTTCAAATTTTTATACCACACCTTCGTATTTGGATCCCACCGATACTTGGCGTCCTTGGCTTTGTAGTTCGTATCGAATGTCACTATCGCTTGCAGGGCCATCCGCGGAGACAGCGCGCGCTCCATAACCTTGTCCAGCGGGTACTCCTCGATCAAGCACAACACTGACAAGGCATCGCACAGCGCCTGGTGTGGAAATGGATTCAGCTTCCCGTGATCGGCCATCATGTACGACAGCCTATTCTGTTGCGCACCCGGGAGATCAGTTTCAATATCGATCACCGGCTTCTCAATCGGATCAACCTTCTCGCGCAGGCACCAGTTCTTGTAGAACGGAAGATCGAAGTCCCGAATGTTCTTGCCCGCGATCGTCTCCGCGAGATCAAAAATGTTCTGCAACCGCGCCAAGGCGTCGGACGAAGTAAGCCCGAACTTTTCCACCATGCCGGTACTGATACCGGTAAGGTCGGTGATGTTCTTGGGAATCTTGATCTCATTGTCGACCAGATACCCCTCGCTCATCAACGGATGCTTACGGGTAGTACTGTACAGAATGGCGCCCACTTCGGTGACGCGATCCTGGTTGCGGTCCAGCCCGGTTGTCTCCAGGTCAAAAGCGGCTATTAACATGATTATGCTCCTAGTGAATCCATCGACTCTTCGTCGACCGGAACGATCGAACGCTTTTCGTGAGCGGTAACTGTTCTCCGCTTTATGTCTTGGGTCCAGTAAATCCCGCTGAAATACAAAGTCGTCTCGGTGCCGTCTTTGATTTTTATGCGAAGACTTGCCGCCGGCTTTTCAAGACCGGGAACGACCGCAGGCATTGCACCATTCTTGAATGCGGCGTACTCAACAGCTCTCAACTGCGCTCCCGGGCCGTCAAATATAGCGATATACACGCCCCCGGTATCGGTGTCAAGAGCCTCGACACGCCATTGGGGAGGAAACCCCTCCGCAATATTCAACGTGTCTTCCATCGGGATATACTTAATCTTTTTGGTCGCCATCTTCTTCTCCGTATCCCATCTCTGCGAGAATACCACCTTCTAGTTTCGGTGTCAAGTCTTTTTTCTCAGGAACTGGCACCACTTCTTCGGGTGTCTTTTCTTTTGTAGGATATGATCCCCGAAGCGTAACTCGCGGCACCTTGAGATTCTCTAAAGCGCTGTCAATAAGAGCGTTGGACAAATCAACGCCCCACATCTTCGCGAGCATAAGAATCGCAAAAAGCCGTGCTTTGATTTCCTCTGGACCCCACGCTCGCGCGTGACGAACTAGTTCCAGAAGACGATATTCAATCTCGTCTTTGTCTCTGGTAACTCTTCGGCGCGCCACTACAGTTTCCCTGGACGCACCGCAAAATCTTTAACTGCATATGGAGCAATTCTTGTAGCAACTTCCATCAAATCAGACCAATCTCTGAAAGGAAGTAAAGCCTGCGCAGACTCAAGAAGTGTCATTCCCCCTAAACAGGCCCATTGAAGAGTCTTGGCAATACGCTCTTCCCTTGGCAGCCGCGAAAAATAGAATGCTGACGTTGCGTCGTCAAGCTGCGTCTTACGATCGGGTTTCAGATTCGCCGGTACTTCCTTCCCGCAGCAGCGCACATGGCTGCTCGGGAGGTTTTTCTGACTGTCTATCTCGATCACTTTCCCCATCTATCCACCTCATGACTTTTGCATCTTCCGCAATTTCATCGATCAGGCCCAACTCCAGGGCCCGATTCGCATTGATAAACTTATCGTCAAACATCCCGATCGCTTCTATGAACGGAAGCCCAGCGCGCTGCGCAGCCATTTCAACAAGCTGGGTAAACAACCGAAACTCCTGATCAGAAACGCCTTCTTCTGCACGATGGAACAGCAGCAAGCTGCTGTTGGTCATGGTTCGCCACTTGCCAGCCTGGAGCAGTACAGCCGCAGCCGACTGGGCAAGCCCCACCACATGCGTGTTGATCTCCTGGTGCTTGATCACATCGAACATCCCGTAGGTCAAACCGGTGTCTCCACCATGCGAAGATATCACAACATCTGTGATAAACCGACCGGCTGCTCCCCTAAAGAACGAGGTGGCCATTGCGGGACTGATCTCTCCGACCACGTAGAAGTTACTCATTGAGCTGGTCCTTTTTCTTCAACGTATGGCCGAATGAGGTCTTTCCGCTCCAACCATATTCGACGGAAATTGTGCATCGGCCAAAATTCTAGATTATCAAGACTCTTTGGCTTGTTCTCGTCTGCAACTATTGTTAACCCTTGATACGTGAGGACTTCTCCTAAGACAGCTTGCATCCTCTCCCCAAGCACCTCTTCAGTCGGGTGCTCAACGAGAAACGCTTGCCCTTTCGTTAGATTGGGTCCGTCGGGCCGCTTGAGAAGTCCTCGAACAATCACCAGGGTCTGCATCGATTACTCCAAAGTTACTTTTGTTTCTTTCGTCTTCATCGCATCGGCGATCTGCTTCTCAGCGATCGCGCGCTGCAAATCAACAGAGCCCGCTTCCTGAATCTGCTTCGGTTCCGGGACGTTATGATTGCCCGTCGTAGCGCCCTTAACTTCACACACATCGGAGCAATACGAAAACCGAGCATTGTTTCCCAGAGTGATCGTACGAGTCGTCCGCAGCCACGCTGGCAACTCGCTGATCGCCTTCTGATCGCGCGGATCGAATGACACCTCGTTGGGGCAATCGGGTCCGTCGCACTTAATTATCCTCGTTACTTTATCGTCAATTCCCAAAGTAGTTCTCCTTTTGCTTTTTGCTTATTTTCTCAACTTGCTTCAAAAAATCTTGTTGAGATAAAACACTTTTCATTCGAGTTACCTAAATTTGATCAAATACAGGACAGCCACCTCTTAAAACTCCCAGATACTTATGAAAAAATACACCGAGCTCTTCAAAACCTGAATATACGCCGTCACCACCGAACG